TCATATTTATTACTAGAAACAATCTAATAAAATGGCAGAAGTACTATTATCTCCGGGTGTATCATTGAGAGAAAACGACACCTCTCAAATAACTTCAGGCCCTATTACAGCAGGATTAGCTTTGATAGGCCCTACTGTTAAAGGTCGCGTTAATATTCCAACGCTTGTAACAACTTACAGTGATTTCCAAAGTAAATTTGGTGATTTATTTGAAAGCGCATCAGCTAACTATGAATTTTTAACTTCTATAGCTGCTTACAATTACTTCCAACAAGGTGGTGAAAGTATTTTAGTAACCCGAGTTACCTCTGGTTCATATACTTCAGCTACTTCTAGTATAGGTAACCAAGTTCCAGCAACAAATGGAGCTTACGCTAGTTGCAGCTTTACATTAAATACTTATCAAGATTTAACTGTTGTTCCTTCAAATGAAGTAACTCCAAACTTCCAAACTAACTTTATATTTGGAAATTCTTGGTATAAATTTATAGCTGTAAACACTTCAGGAAGTGGTACTATTCCTCAAGATGATGCTGATGGATTAGTTTATTTCTATGCTTGGAATAGCGGATCAGATAGTAGAGCTACATTAAACCAAAATCTTCAAACTAAAATGAATACTGTTTTAGGTTCGAGCGGTGCTGGTTTATTTACAGTTAACTATAATTCTGGTAATAACACTATTGCATTAACTGCTTCTCTTCAAGGAGTTGCTTATAACGGATCTTATATTACATTAGATGATCCTGTTCCTTACTATGATGCTAATTATGCTCTTATTGGATATGTAACAAGTGGTACTGGATTATTAGGAACTACAGCAAATGGTGCTAATGGAAACCCAGGATATGCATTTACTTTAGAAACTATTTCTGAAGGAGTTATTATGAATAATAACCAAGGACTTCAGTCAAATGGTTCATTAATAAGTGGTAGTGCAGATAACGTAAGATGGCAAGTTGTTAGCCCTGATACAGCTAGTGGTACGTTTACATTGTTAATTCGTCAAGGTGATGATACAACAACAAATCCTAACGTATTAGAAAGCTTTACTAATGTAAGTTTAGATCCTAATCAAGCTAACTACATTGAAGCAGTAGTAGGTAATTACAGCCAAACCGTAGCTTATGATAGCTCAACAGGTCAATACTATATTCAAGGTAGTGGATCATATGCTAATGCTTCTCGCTATGTACGAGTAAAAGAAGTATTAACACCAACTTATAATTATTTCAACAACAACGGTATTGCAAAAACTCAATACTACAATTCAATTCCAACAACTGGATCAGGTAGTTTTGGTGGTGCTTTTGGAAACGATTTAGATTACACAACTAACTTGTATCAAAACATTAGCACAGTTACTCAAGGATTAGTAGCATCTGACTATACTATAGTTGATGATATTTTAGCTAACCCAGATGAATACAACTTCCAATTAATTTCAGCTCCTGGTATTACACAACAATACCAATCAACCGTAGTATCTCAATATATTACTATGGCTGAAGAAAGAGGTGATTGTTTCTATATTACTGATTTAGTAGGATATGGAGCTACAATTAGTACTCCTGGTATTTTAGCTAACCAATTAAATACAAACTATGCTGCTGCTTACTGGCCTTGGGTTCAAGTATTAAGTGCTGCTACAGGTAAGTTAGTATGGGTTCCAGCTTCAACAGTAATGCCTGGTGTTTATGCATTTAACGACCGAGTAAGTGCTGAATGGTTCGCCCCTGCTGGTTTAAACAGAGGTGGTGTTGGTGGTGCTTTACAAGCTGAAAGAAAATTAGGCACAAACGATCGCGATACTTTATATCAAAACAAAGTTAACCCAATTGCTAGTTTCCCTGGTGTTGGTTTAGTAGCTTATGGTCAGAAAACATTACAGACTAAAGCTTCAGCTCTTGATCGTATTAACGTTCGTCGTTTGTTGATTAACTTAAAGAGATATGTTAGAGCAGTTGCTGAAAGCTTGTTGTTCGAACAAAATACTTTAACTACAAGAAATAACTTCGTTTCACAAGTTAACCCCTACATGGAATCAGTGCAACAAAGACAAGGTCTTTATGCATATAAGGTAGTAATGGATGACAGTAACAACACTCCTGACGTAATTGACAGAAACCAATTGGTAGGAGCTATTTACATTCAACCTGCTAAAACAGTTGAATTTATCTACATTACCTTTAACATTACCCCAACTGGTGTAACTTTTGGAGCTTAACATATTTATAACAAGATAAAAACATAAGACAATGCCAGTATTAAATCCTAACGAAATAATGTTTACAGCTTTTGAACCAAAAGTTCAAAACCGCTTTTTAATGACTATTCAAGGTGTTCCTGCTTACTTAGTTCATAAAGTAAAATTCCCTGATATTAACTTAAATTCAATTAAAGTTGATCATATTAACGTATACCGTAAAATTAAGGGAAAAGCTGAGTGGCAAGACATGACAATGAATCTTTACGATCCTGTAACACCTTCAGGTGAACAGGTAGTAATGGAATGGATTCGTTTATCACACGAATCAGTAACAGGCCGTGATGGCTACTCAGATTTCTACAAGAAAGACATCACATTAAGTGAATTAGGTCCTGTAGGTGATGTTGTAGGTGAATGGATCATTAAAGGTGCGTTTATTAAACAAGCCAATTTTGGTGATGGTGATTGGAGTCAAGGTGAATCGTTAAAAGACATTCAATTGACAGTCGCTATGGATTATTGCATCCTGAATTACTAAAATATATACTTAAAAAGTACAAAGGAAGTCTGGTTTTTTTACCAGACTTTTTTTGTTTATTTTTTATATTTATACAATATGGCTATATCACTTAGATCTCAACAATCCACCCCATTAACTTGGGAACAAATGGATGGGAATTTCACGTATTTATCTCAATCATATTTACCAATTTCTGGTAATAATATTATTAGTGGATCCTTATTCGTTAATGGTACTTTAACTGTGTCTGGATCTGATACATTAATTGTAGATACCCAAATTCTACAGGGTAAAAACTATGGTACTACTGCTTCACCTTCTTATCGTAACTTAGCAGTAAGCTATTCATTTGCAAGAGGTGAACATGTAACCGCATCAGGTCTTCATTCATATGCTGAAGGATCGGGTAGTAAAGCTTTATATGATTTTTCACGTGTAGAAGGCAAAAATACTAGAGGATATGGAGATTTTAGCCATGCAGAAGGTAATGGTAGTACGGCTGAGGGGCAATACTCTCATGCTGAAGGATCAGTAACTTACGCTTATGGAGAAGCTTCACATACTGAGGGTTTAGGTTCACGTGCTATTGGAGATCATGCACATGCTGAAGGATCAAATTCTCGTGCTGAAGGTGAAGGTTCTCACGCTGAAGGGTATTTTGGAGAAGCTATAGGGGCGTATTCTCATGCTGAAGGTCAAGAGACTTCGGCAGTAGGTTTGTATTCTCATGCTGAAGGTTATGAGACAACAGCGGGTGGATTTAGATCTCACACGGAAGGTTATCAAACAGTAACGGCAGGTGAGCACGGTCCTAACGGACATGGATCAGGTGGTAAGGGACATGCTGAGGGTAGAGGTACTACGGTTATTGGTTATGGGGCTCATACAGAAGGATTTTTAACTACTGCAGCTACTGGTTCATTTTCATCACATGCTGAAGGGTATAGGACTACAACTAAAGGTCTATACTCTCACACGGAAGGTATGTTTACTTATGCTCTAGGATCTGGCTCACATGCTGAAGGTTCTGGGAGTTCAGCTCTAGGGGATGCTTCCCATGCTATGGGGTTAGGTACGATTGCTTCTGGCTCTTTCCAGCAGGTGATGGGTAAATATAATCTTATACACTCTGCTTCTGATGATTTTCTGATTATTGGAAATGGTACATCAGCCACTAGAAGAGATTTAGCTATATTCAGTCAAACCTTTATTGGCTTATCTCAGAGTATTTTTATGCCTGATTTAACTCTAGTTGAAAAACCTCATGTTATTTCATTTAACCCTGCAGACGGTCAATTGTTCTATATGTCTACTTCTTCTTTTGGAGGTGGTGGAACTACAAATATTACTAATATTTACACTTCTAGCTTTAATTATTATACAAGTTCTATTATATACACCGGTAGTTTTGCACCTACGGGTAGTTCGTTTACTTATAATAGTAGCAGTGTAGTTAATTATTATATTACTGGAACTTTTCAAAATTGGCAAGATGTAACTTCTTTAGACAATCATACTTCTTGTAGTTTAGATGTGTCTTTAGGAACACCTAGAAATAAAACAGGATCTTTCAGTTCAGGACCAACTTTAACTCACGGTATTTATTTAACAGCATCTGGTATTTACTCACACGCACAAGGTAATAGAAGTGTGGCTTCTGGTTCTTATTCGCATGCTGAAGGTGTTGGTTCAAGGGTATTCTCTGCATACGGTCATGCTGAGGGTGGTGCTACTTTGGTGTACGGTACACAGGCTCATGCTGAGGGTGCAGAAACTACTGCTCTAGGTGATTCTTCTCATGCTGAAGGGTATAATAACATAGCACACGGTGCTTACTCACATACTGAAGGAGCTATTAATACATCTGTTGGGGATTATGCTCATACAGAAGGTTTTAGGACTACTGCTGTAGGTATTTACTCACACACAGAAGGACAAAGAACTACAGCAAAAGGAGAATCTTCTCACGCTGAAGGAGGTTTTTGGGAGGATGGATTTACAATTTTTGGTAATATAGCATCTGGTTCTTACTCTCACGCTGAAGGTGCAGGTAATATCTCTATTGGAGTTGCTTCTCACGCAGAAGGATGGTTAAACATAACTTATGCAGACTACTCTCATGCTGAGGGATATCAAAATACCACAAACCCTGAAGCTATATATTCTCATGTTGAAGGATTTTTGAATACTGCTCGTACTACTGGTTCACATGCAGAAGGGTACGATAACATTGCCGAGGGAAAATGGTCTCATGCTGAAGGATATTCAAATATTTCAAACGGTATTGTCTCACATGCTGAGGGTCAAAACACTCGAGCTTACGGAGCTTTTGCACACTCTGAAGGATTAGCTTCTCAAGCATGGGGTTCTGGTTCTCATGCTGAAGGATACCAAACCTACGCGTACGGTAATGGTTCACACTCTAACGGCCTTAGCACTATTGCGTTAGGTGATTATTCATTTACAGCAGGAGCCGATACAGTTGCTTCTGGATCCTATCAAACTGTTGTTGGTACTGCAAATACTCTCGGTGATGTTACGTCTCTATTTATAGTAGGGTGTGGAAGCGGGTCAATGGGCAACCGTAGAGACGCGTTTAAAGTAACACCATCAGGCTCAATTATTGTTCCTACGGGTTCAGCAGCTCCAACTTGGACTGGAAAAGAAGGAGAAATGATCCCTGTTGCTACTGGTGGAAATTTTTACTTGTATTGTTATATTGGTGGTACTTGGAAAAGAACTCAATTTACATAATATATAAATGAA